GTGGCGCTATTCTCTTTAGTTTCGGCAAGGAAGGGATGCGCTATATGGACCCTAATGCCACACTTATGATTCACGACGTGAGTTCGATGCGCTTCGGCAAAGTAGAAGAAATTAAAGCCTCAGCAGAAGAAACCGAGAGATTAAACAGAAAAGTTTATATGATGATGGCCGAAAACTGTGGTCACCACAAGGACTATTTCCTTGACATTGTTCACGAAAAAGGACATGCGGATTGGTTCTTGGATATCGCAGACGCAGTAAACCACAAGTTGGCAAATCACGCCCATATCCCTACGTTTAAAATCACAACAAAGGTTGAATTTGATCTTGGATAAGCTAGTTATGGTATGGTGGGCAAAACCAACGAAGAGCTTAAAGAGCGTTTATTGGATTTAATTGACATACTGATCGAGAGACAGCAAGCTGATCGCGAAAAGCAGCACAAGTTCTCCAACAAGCTATTCAAATTGATCGCTCTTAAAATACATCCAGATAAAGCAACTGACGAATTTACTAGAGCAAGATATGAAAAGTTATTTAAAGAAGCAAAAAACGCTCTTGATGATTTTAAATATATTAAGTTAATCGAACTCGCGAAAGATCTTCGTATCGACATTCCACGCTTTAAATAAATAAAATAACTGTTGACTTTATATTTTTATACTGTTATAATAAGAGTGAACCATTAAGGAGGGCCTGTGGCCAATACATTAGAAGAGAAACAAAAGTACGTGAAGGAATATATCCGTTCACTTAACGCCATCGAAGAAGCGATGGAACCATACAAGGAGCAGAAGCGTGAACTCCGCTCAGAGTTCCGAGAGAACCGCTGGCTGACTACTGACGAGATTCGAGCAGCAGTCAAGGCTTTTCGTCTGTTTAAGGGAAAGATTAACATTGACGAGGTAGTAGATAACTATAACCTTCTCACAGGAGAATCTGATGATTCTTGAGTTTTCCAAGGTGCGGGGTAATGCCCGCACACCCGATCGCGCTAATCCATCGGATGCTGGGCTCGACCTGTTTTATTCTCCCGAAGAAGGGTGTGAAGCAGGGAGCTGGCTGAGGGCCGGTGCATCCGGTATCTTTTCGACTGGTCTTAAGTTTGGCGTCCCGCACGGATATATGCTTGAAGTAAAGAACCGGTCAGGAAACGCTGCCAAGAAGCATCTGCTTGTGGGAGCTTGCGTTATTGACTCTGGCTATGACGGAGAGGTGTTTGTGAACCTCCACAACGTCGGAAGAGAGCCGCAGTTTATTGCTGCCGGCATGAAGATCGCACAAGTTGTATTGATTCCGGTTGTGCATTTCCGTGCTGTTGAACGCGCCGAGGGTGGCCTATATGACTATCCGATGACGATTAGCAATAGAGGCGACGGAGCATTAGGAAGCACAGATGCATAGTATTGAGTTTGATAGAGTATACAACTTTGATCTTACGGGAACATTTTCGTTTGGAGACCTACCAGATTCTACATTGGTTGAAGTTTTCCACGACGGCCGCGCCGCTTCGTTCTTTCTTGAGCCACAATTGGTAAGTTGGTTCCCTGAGTTGCGACACATCACCGGGTGTAAAGGTTATGATCATGTTAGTAGCCTCGATGAGAACATAAAGTATGATGCTAAAAACTTTACAGCGAAGGCCGGCTGCAAATTTATGCCTTCGAGTATGATCGGCACAGGTCGCAAATTTGATCAAGAACAATTTTTATTCAAAACGGAGAATATGAATTATATTATTTGTGATATTGTCGATTTTCCTAAAGTAAACGTTATCTTTAAAAGGGGCAAAGAATTGGCAATACAATATCCCAATGGAAAAATTACAAAAGCAAAAAGAGGAGACCTTTTCGGTGCCCAAGCACGATAGGTTAGATCAATTTTACACGAAGCCATCAGTGGTAGAGATGGTTCTCCAGATGGTAGATTGTTCAGAGTTCGATCTGATTATTGAGCCATCTGCTGGTGCTGGAGATTTCTTAAAGAGACTGCCGCCCAACAAGAGTATTGGTATCGATCTGGCTCCCACAACTACCGGAATAACGAAAAAGAATTTTTTTGATTTTACTCCAAAAGAGGCCGAGAATATTTTAACTATCGGTAATCCTCCTTTTGGTAAGAACTCTAGCACCGCGGTCAAGTTTTTCAATCATGCTGCTCAATTTTCTAATTGCATAGCTTTTATTGTGCCGCGAACATTCAGAAAGCCATCGGTCATAAACAGATTAGATCAAAACTTCCATATTGTTAAACAGAGATTGTTACCGGTGGATTCGTTCTATACTCCGTCTGGAGATTCATACAGTGTGCCAACAGTGTTTCAGGTTTGGACGCGCCGACGAGAGCATAGAGCAAAAATTGTGACTCTCAATACACACCCAGACTTTGAATTTGTCAGTATTGAAAAACCTCCCACAGATAAACAAAAAAAGATCCAATGCAACAAAGCGGACTTTTGCGTGCGAAGAGTGGGTGCTGGCGCAGGTAAAATATATAAAGATTATAGAATCAAATATAGAGATTGGAAGAGCCATTATTACATAAAACAAAACTGGGGCAGAGTCGAAGAAATTATGTCTAAGATAGAATGGAACGATAACGAGAGCCCTAAATTTGATACTGCTGGAAACCCCAGCATTTCGAAACACGAATTAATCAAATGCTACAAGGAAGCAAAGAAAACAAATGAATCGTAAACAACGCCGCGAAGTCGAAGCGAAGCGCCGAAAGGGCGACAGTAAACAGGCGATGGAAGATAAACTAATGATGTTTGGTCATCTTCCAGACAGTTGTTCTGTTTGCGAGAAATCATTTGACAAGACCAACCGAGATATGGTATTCTCTTGGAAGGTGGTTGTGCGAGAGCAACAAGAATCAGTTACATTATTTTGCCCAGATTGCATTAAAAAAACACAGGAGGTTTTAGATGGGACAACGAAGAATCAATAGAGGTCAGCAGCGCCGAGAAGAGGTGCGTACGCAAGCGACAGAACGCAAAGAGGTTCGCGATAAGCTAACCCCCACACAACAACTACGTGCCCTGGATTATCGATTAGGGAAGGGCGAAGGCGCAATGAAGGAAAGAAAACAACTTGAAAATTTGATTGAAAATCCTCCACAAAAGAAAAAGAAGAAAAAAACCAATGACTGTGAGTAGAATATCTGAAAAGGCTCTTCGGAAATTAATAAAAGGGACTATTGACGAAGACGCTTTGTGTGTTGTAAAATTCTATTCCAATAATTGTGAATATTGCCATCAGCTTCATGAATATTATGTCGATATTTCAAAGGAATATGAAGATAAGGATGATGTGCATTTCTTTGCCTTTAATGTCGAAGATGCTGATAATTTAGGTAACATCATAAAAATTAACGGTATTCCTACAATTGCTTCGGTTAAAACTGGGCTTTTAAAGCCTCGCGTGAGAATCCTAGAAGACCCAGATCCACCCAACAAGCACACTTGGTATTTTTCAAAAGATATTAAGAACTTTATTGATAGGGAGAAATAATGAATCTCACTTATTCTTATGACGATGTGCTGTTGATGCCGCAATATTCAGATATTGTCTCACGTTCTGAGATTGATATATCGGTAGACTTAGGTAAAGACGTTACTCTAGAGGTGCCTATTATTTCTTCTCCGATGGATACTATTTCTGGTCATCGAATGGCGTTGGTTATGGCAGAGTGCGGCGGAACCAGCGTCCTGCATCGCTATAACACCATTGAGGATCAACGAGCCGAGCTAGCAAAATTTATTTTAAACCCCAACAGTTCTAACCTTCTTGGTGCTGCGATTGGCATCAGTGGAGACTATTTAGAGCGAGCGAGAACCCTATACGGTGAGGGTGTGGGTTTCCTCTGTGTAGATGTGGCACACGGCCATCACGTTCTGGTCAAGCGCGCCATCCAAACGCTCCGAGAAGAATTCGGTGATTCAATTCACATCATGGCGGGCAACGTTGCAACGCTTGAGGGAGTTAACGACCTCGCAGATTGGGGCGCGGATAGTGTGCGCTGTAATATCGGTGGTGGTTCTATTTGCTCCACACGCATTCAGACTGGTCATGGGGTACCGGGCCTTCAAACGATCTTTGAGTGCGCGAAGACCGATCGAGACGTAAAGATTGTCGCCGACGGCGGCATCAAGAACTCTGGCGATATGGTGAAGGCTCTTGCCGCAGGAGCGGACGCAGTGATGATCGGCTCTCTGTTATCAGGCACAGAAGAAACACCAGGCGAAACCTTTAACGATCCCGATGGTCGGCGCTGGAAGTCCTATCGAGGAATGGCTAGCAAGGAAGCACAGATTGAGTGGCGCGGCCAGTATTCGTCTTTCGAGGGTGTCGCAACCCGTGTCCCCTATTGCGGTTCTGCCAAAGTCATCCTTGAAGACTTGGGTCGCGGCATTCGCTCAGGTTTATCTTACTCGGGCGCAAGAACACTCGCAGAACTGCAAGCTAAGGCGCAGTTTGTAAGGCAGACTACATCAGGGTTGTCGGAGAGTAGAACACATATCCTATCGAGGAAGTGGTGATGAGCGACGAAAACGAAGTAGATTATGGCAAACTTAACAAGCGCGTTGTTTTCACAGAGAACGAACACCGGCACGCTAAGTTTATTCTGAAATATAAGGAAGATGGATTTAAACAATCACACTTCTTCCGCGCGGTCATCACTGCTTACATTGAGGATGACCCGACGTTCAGGCAGTTTGTCGAAACTATAAAACCCACGCCAAAACGCACGCGCAAGAAAGACAAGAAATTGAGAGAAGAAGGCGAACAACTAATAAGCGATTTAGGATTGAATGAGGGTGATATAGATAACATCTTCGACCTGATCGAGAAGGAACACCCAGACCTATGAAAAACTTCGACGGCTTAACACAATGTGCGCGAGAATGTATGGAAGGTAAAGTCTGTAAAATGAAAGATTGTAGAATGTGGGTAGACTATAAAGATGATAAAAATTGTACACTGATTGCTATATATAACAACGATCAAAAGCCAATGACTCTCAGACAAATAGCTGAGCGCTTGAGTATTTCCTTCGCGAGAGTAAAACAGATAGAAACCAAGGCGTTTTCTAAACTCAA